AGGGCGAAGAGATTGTCGAGTTGACTGACCACCCCGTGCTCGACGTGCTGAGGCTGGCGAACCCACGCGAGATCGGCTTCTCGCTCAAGGAATTGACGACGATCTATCAGGAGCTAACGGGCAATTCCTACTGGTACTTGGAGCCGTGGGGCGACCTGGTACGCGGTGCGCAGCCGAAGGCGATCTGGAACCTGATGCCACAGCACATGACCCCCGTGCCGGCGAAGGATGGCAGGGCCGTGAAGGGCTACATCTACGGGACGAGCCCGCAGGATCGGATCGCATTCAAGCCCGAGGAGATTATCCACTTCCGGTATCCCAACCCCGAGAGTACGGTAAAGGGGCTCGGCCCGGCACAGGCGGCTACCGCGGCCCTTCATCGCAAGGACGCAATGGACGAATACAAGCGGGCCATGTATGACAACGACGCCAAGCCGCCGTTTCTGCTGAAGGTGCCTGAGGCCACGACCGACGAGCAGATCCGCTCACTTGAACGCCAGTGGACTCACCTATTCAAGTCGCGGCGCGGTGGCGGCGTGAACATCCAGGGCAAGCCGCTGATCGCAACGAGCGACAAGAGCATCGAGATGCTGAGTTATCCACCGTCGCAGATGCAGGACATTCCACAGGCCCGGCTTGACCGCGACGAAATCTACGAGGACTTCGGCAACCCCCCGCAGATGGCGGAGATCGGCAAGTCGCGTGCCGAGCTCGATGCGGCCATGACAGGCTACATGTGGTTTACCATCCTGCCTCGGCTGCGGCGAATGGAGCAGGTGCTTACCGAAACGCTTGCGGTGCTCTATGACGACCGCCTGTTCTTCGCGTTCGATGATCCGGTACCGGAGAACCGCGAGGCGACCCTAAAGGAGGTCGAGGTGCTGGTCGGGAAGAAGATCATCACGCGGAACGAGGCTCGGCAGCTCGCGGGGTTCGACGAACTCGAGGAGGGCGGCGACGAGTTCATAGCGGCGGCACCCGCACCCGGCGGGCTCGGAGGTGGTGCCGCCCTGTCGGCGGCCCCCTTTCGGCCAAGCGCACAAAGCCCATTTGGCGCCGCTGACGACGCATGAGCAGCGGCTGCGGGCGAGCATGGAATCGCTGATTGAGCGGCAGGGCCGCGAGGTGCTGAAGAGATTGGCGACGTTCCCCGATGACGCGACGGGGATAGGCGCGGAAGACGTGCTGTTCGATGAGGAGCGCTGGGAGGCCATCTACGCAGACGAACTCGCAGACGTGCTGATGCCGATGCTCGTTGCGGGCTATGGCGCAGGCGTTGAGAAGCTGCGTGCGGCGATCGGCAAGTCGGCGAAGGTCGTAAAGGCGCCAATCGAGGGATGGGACGTATTCAACATGGAAGTGCTCGTATGGGCGGAGCAGTATCCGCGATTCTTCGCCGAACGGGTGAACGTGGCATTCGCCAAGCGGATCACCGAGGTCGTCGCCCAGGGCATGGCGAAAGGCGAGCATCTTGGCGAGCTGAAGAAGCGGCTGGCCGCAGACGTGTTCGACGGCAAGATCACAAGCAAGCGGGCCGAGATGATCGCCCGTACTGAGGGCAGCCGGGCCGCCCACGCGGGCGAGAATCAGGCATGGGCGCAGAGCGGGGTTGTGGAGGCCAAGGTGTGGAAGGCGTTCCCCGATGCCTGCGAGTTCTGCCTTGCAATGGACGGAAAGCAGATCGACCTCGGCGGGACGTACTTCGAGCTTGGCCAGGAGGCGGATGGCGTGGACGGCGGGAAGATGCCGATGAACTACGAGACCGTTCAGCGCCCGCCATTACATCCGAACTGCTTGATTGGAGAAACGCCCGTCCTTGCCCCGGACAAGATCGCCGGTTTTGTCGCCGCCTATGACGGCCCGGTAATTGAGTTGACTTTTGCCGATTCCCGTCGGCTGGCCGTCACCCCGAATCACATGCTCGCCACTCCGCGCGGCTTTGTCCGAGCCTGTGATCTGCGTGAGGGCGACGACGTAATCGACTGCTCCGGCCTCGAGTGGGTAGTCGGGCGTGAGCCAGATGATGACTGGCAGCCACCCAGCATCAAGCAGGAAGTCAAAACGCTTGCGGAAGCGTACTGCGCCGCGTCCAGTCGCGTGCCAGTGGCCCCCGAATATCTCCACGGCGATGCGGCCTTCGTGGATTCCAATATCTATGTTGTATGGGCCAATGGCCAGTTGCGGGATCGCTTTCAGGCCGCGCCGAGTGAGCCATTTAGCGAGTCGCTTCTCGCATCGTCCTATTCCAGTGCCGAGCGTCTGCCGTGTATGCGCGATCTTGCACTGATGCTCCAAGGATTGGCGACGACCCTTGACCGCCCGGTGGGCCGCTTCACTGTTGCGCCGGTTTTCGGCGGGGGTGCGCTTGCTCATCATGAGGCGGACGGCGTCACCGACGCCGCGAATGGGAACGCCAGCCTCGCAGAGCCGCCGCCGGAGGACGGCTCGATCAAGATGCGTCCGATTGCTAAGGCTCAGAATGCTCTCGCCGCCGAGATAGGCACAGCGAAGATCGTCACGATTAACCGCGACCACTTTTCTGGGCATGTCTATGACCTCCAAACGTTTTCCTCATTATACATTGCCAATGGCATCTTGTCAAGCAACTGCCACTGCGACGAGGAGCCGGTTCTTAGGGAGCTGAACGAATGAGCGAACTGACACGCGAGGACAAAGAGGACGCCGAATTCCGGGAGTTGCTTCGCATTCTCGGTGGGGCTGGCACATGCCGGCGAGCATCAGACGCACTATTCGAGCAACTGTGTCTCAACGATCCGAGGTTCGTCCGCGCACGGAAGCTTAGGCAAGAACGCGAAAGGAAGCTGAACGAATGAGCGAGCGACTGAGCCGCGAGGAAGTCCGCTATTGGCAGGGCACGTTCATGTTCCAGCTCTGGCAGGTGAAGGACGCATGGCAGAACGTCAAGCTGGAATGTGCCAAAGCCCTGTGGCTCGATAAGCTTGTCTATTGGCTGGCAAGGAGAAAGCCCAAATGGCTGACCTGAAGACCATCGCCGACTTGCAGCCACACCCGCGCAACCCGCGCGAGATCAGCGAGGCGGCGCTGGCCGGGCTGGGCGCGAGCATCGCGGACTTCGGCGACCTTGGGGCTATCACGTGGAACAAGCGGAATGGCCTGCTCGTCTGCGGGCATCAGCGGATCAAGGCGCTCGGCGAGGGGGCGACCGTGTTCCCTGGCGTTGACACGTCGGATGCTAGTACGCCGCCGGACAGTATAAGCCAGATCGGCGTATCTGTGACTGCGGCGAACGGCGAACGCTTCCCCGTCCGCGTGGTGGACTGGCCGGAGGACAAGCACCTCGCCGCGATGATCGTTGCGAACAGCCCGCACATAGCGGGCCAGTGGCTGCCGGAGCTTGGCGGGGCGCTCGACGAGTTGAGCGTATCGCTCGGCGACGACTTCGGCGAACTCAAGCTGGACGAGCTGCGGGCCGACGTGCCCGAAGGCGAGCCGGAGCCGGGCGAAGGCGATGCTGAAGGCGAAGGCAGGCAAGGGCCGATTGTCGCATGCCCGGTGTGTGGGGCTACGTTCCGGCCCGGGGAAGAGTAGTCGGACTGGAAACGTCTCATTCCGATACATAATGCTAGCCGCCGTTAGCCTCGGCCACGCCACGCCTTACGCGGCAATGTACCGTTTCGATACGAAAAAGATTTGACATGCGGGGGTGTTTCGGTGTAGACTACGCATAGATAGCCCAAAGAGATCGCGCGCTGCGACGGCGGCGCACTGCGAAATACAAGGCCGTGTGGGGCCACATACCCCTGCACGGCCTTTTTCTTTGGGCCGAGCCGGAGCACGCTGGAGGCGGTTCATGGAATCTCAAGTCCCGCTGAGTTCGCTGCTGCCCGTCCTGCCCGCTGAGATGGCGGGCCAGATCAAGGAAATCGTCGGTGACGTTGAGGGGACGATGGTGCATCGCAAGTCGGCGGTAGACCCGACTGCGCATGCGCTCGATCCGGGCGCACGGGAAGTCCTGCAATACGTATCGACTCGTGACATTGACCGCGAGGCGGAGATTCTCGATCCCGCCGGTTGCGTCCTCACCGAGTTCAAGAAGGCTCCGCAAGTTCTCTGGGGCCACGACTACAGCCTGCCGCCAATCGGCAGCGACCGCATTATCGAGAAGAACGACTACGGCGTGCAGGCCGTTACGAAGTACGCCGAGACGGACATGGGGAACGACATTTGGATGCTGCGCCGCGACGGGCACCTGAAGACTTCGAGCGTCGGATTTGTGCCGATGGCGGCGACGCGGAAGGGCGACGACGGCTGGAGCAAGCTGACGGAGAAACTTGCCGCCAAGTGGCAGGTAGCGGTAACGATGTTCGAGAAGGTCGATTCGATCATCAGCAAATGGCTCCTGCTGGAGCATAGCGATGTAACAGTGCCGGCGAATATTCATGCGCTGACAATCGTCGTTGGCCCCGACGAGGAGGGGAAACAGCTCGAAGCATTGCTCGCGTCCGGCGCGATCAAAACCAAAGGAGTGTCCGAAAGCCTGACGCGAACGATCAAGGAATTGCGGGCGGCTGCCGCCGAGAAGTTCAAGTGCGAGTGTATCGAGTGCGGTTTCAAGGTGGAAAGCGAGGAGCACTGCAACACGTTCAAGTGCTCGAAGTGCGGCGGCACGATGCGCCGGGCCGAGCGGCCCGGCCCCGGCCAGCCGGGCGAGGACGGCCTTGAGCCCGAGAAGGGGCAGCCGGTAACGATCCGCGTGATCGAGGGGCCCCGGATTATCCAGGTGATCGATCCTGATGAATTCAGACGTAGCGCGCGAACTTGCATCATGCAGATTCGCGGGCAGTTGGAATAGCCTAACCTGACTGACGCGGGAAGGCAAACAAGGCCAGTACAAGGAGAGGCAAAATGAAACTGAGAGTGTTGAAGGACTTCACGTACAACGATGTCGACTTCAAGGTCGATGCGATTCTGGCGATTGACGACGAGGGTGCACAGGCGTTCATCGACGACGAGTCGTGCGAGAAGTACGATCCGGAAGCCGAAAAGGCGGCCAAGAAGGCGGCCGAAGAGGCCAAGGCCGCTGACATCGCCGAGAAAAAGAAGGTGATGGTCGAGGTGCTTGACGAATATGTCGCCAAGACCGACCCCGACAAGAAGGCTCTGACCATCAAGATCGGCGAGTCCGAGCTTGAGAAGAGCGGCATGGGCGGCTTCGAGACCGACGCCGAGTTCCTCTCGGCCGTGCTGCACGCCGGCAAGGCGGGCGGGCGCGAATCGGAAAAGCTCACGAAATGGCAGGACGTCTGCGTTACCAAGGGCGTTGCCAGCACGAAGCAACCGACACACGTGATGGAAGAGGGCGACGACGTGCAGGGTGGCTACCTCGTCCCGCTTCAAATCGCCGCGATGTGGATGCCTCCGACTCTCGAAAGCGACATTTCGACGAGCCGCGCATTCAAGATTCCCATGACGAGCAATCGGCTGGCAATG